CTTCGTAATTTGTGCCTGTGCCTGCCGCGATGCCTCGCAACATCAAGCTAATCCAGGGCTCACTAGCCGAGTTGGGTCTGCCAGGGTTCGCAAAGTCTACCGATTCATTCGTACCGATGCGTGCGACAATTCCAGGCTCAAGGTATTCCAGCGTGTTGCCGTTGACGTCGGTCGTATCTTCGCCATCTGGTGCAAGCAAAGTCCCGACTGGTGTTTCGGATTTGATAAACGCAGTAAAGCAAGATGCTATCGCAGACGCTTGCAACTCGTTATCAACGTATACGCCCAAGTCTCGCATCCAAGAGATTGCCGGAGCGAACCAGCTAACGCCGCGTGTCTGTCCAACGCGATCGTGACGAAATAGATGCAGGATTTCATCCGCTGGAATTCGTTCTGGCGTTTGGTTCTTAACCGTGTATGGACTCTGTGGATGTTGCGGATAGATCCAGTACGCAACAGGCTTGCCCTTCTCATCAAGTTCAACGCCGCGAATAACCTGATTGCCAGTGATCTTATTCGTTCGCATTGCAAACGTGTCACGCTCGAGCGATAGCCGATCAGCTTCGATCAACTCCAACGCGAGCATTTGCGCAACGGGTGCAGATGTCAATTCAACAGTTCGAAGGTCGTACACAACTGACCTAGAGGGAAAGGTAAAGCGAATGGATGAGGCATTGTTGAGCCAACTATCCGGCATGGGTCTACCTGATGGAATGACCGATCCGAATCAAGTATTGGCATGGGTCGTAGGCAAGTTAGGCGGTGCAACCGCAGAAAGCGAAGTGATCGAAAATATGGACGAACAACCAGTTGCACCTGAGGCAGAAACGCCAAAGGACGAAACACCAGTGGCACCGCCAATGGAAAAAGCCAGCGAAGAAATGGCACTCGCACGAAAAGCTGAAACGATGGACGCCATCAAGCGTGCATTGGAGGCCGACAAGGTGAGACGTAAAGAAATTCAGTCCGCATGCAAACTTGCCAACGTAGAGCGTGCATTCGCTGACGAGTTGTGTGATGGGCTTGTTGGGTTATCCGAAGCACGCAAAAGGATTATTGAACGTATGGCGAATCAACCATTGGGAACGTCGGTTGGTGCCGATGTTCGAGTAACCGAATCCGCAGATGATAAGTTTTTTGCAGCAGCGAGAGACGGAATCATCAAGCGAACATTCACCACGTCGGGTTTCAAAAAGCCGATTGGTGAACTTGCGCCAGGTCACGAGGACTTTGAGCGAGCGAAGCTATCTCGCATTGCTGAGATGGTAGTGCAACGCATGGGCGGGCCAATTAACAAGATGGCCCCGAAGGATATTGCACTTGCTGCAATGGGGCATCAAGCAACGTTGCATCGATTCCGAATTCAGCGTGATGCGACTGCATACAACACGACTGGCAGTTTTCCTCACTTGCTAATGGATGCGGCTAACAAGTCGCTTCTCGCAGGTTACGAAGAAGCTCCATATACGTGGTCGATGTGGGCACGTCAGGGCCAATCGGTCGATGACATGAAAAACATCAACCGTATTCGTTTCAGTGCGATGGGCAGTCCTGAGGTTGTTCCCGAAGGGCATGATTACCCAGAGTCGAAAGTTGGCGACGAGCGAGAAACATACCGCGTTGAAAAGTACGGGTCCATGTTTAGCGTTAGCTGGGAAACGATTGTCAACGACGATCTCGATGCGTTGTCGCGAGTACCCGCAATGCAAGGAGCAGCATGCCGACGCAAGCAAAATCAAGTTGTGTATGGCGTGCTAACTGCTAACGCAACCATGACTGACACGGGAGCGTTGTTCAATACGACTGCACAGACAACTGCAGGCGGGCATAACAATTCGTCAGGAGCAGCAGCAGCCCCAAGCGTAACAACGCTTAATGCTGGTTACCTCAGCATGATGACCAAGACGGGCATCACCGTTAATGGCGTTGCGGGTCCAATCCTCAACATCCAGCCTAGCTACTTGATCGTACCGGCAAACTACGGTGCGACAGCGTTGCAACTGCTTGGTTCGATTGCCGATCCGGCCGCTGGCGGAAGTGCAGCGGGCAACTCGAATACGCTCAACATCTACGGGCCTAACGGGTCGCGTCCGATCAAGGTGATTATCGAGCCAGTGCTTGACGGGTCGTCGACTACTGTTTGGTACTTGGCCGCATCGACATCGCAAGTTGATACGGTTGAATTGACGTTCTTGGCTGGCGAGGAATCCCCAGTTCTCGAATCTGATTGGGTGATGGTAAACGACACGTATCTATTCAAGGTGCGTCAAACGTTTGCAGCCGCCGCAATCGATTTCCGTGGGTTGTATCGCAACGCAGCCTAGTAGTTTGACCTGATCGAAACAACCAAAACGAAAGAACAATAAGAGGTAAAAGAGAATGGCAGGATTACAAGATTTCGCAACCTTCGAGGATGACTTCTTCGGGGCCGATACATTCAGCACAGCGGGCCAAGGTTCGCCGTGGGCGATCGCAGATACTTCGTCCGCCGGAACGCCAACGTATGCAACCGTTACTCCGTCCGCAACGGGCGAAGTAGCGTTGACGTTGGAGGCAACAAGCGAAGTGCAAAACGTTTGCTTGTCGTTTGGCGATAAGCTTTGCTTTGACATCGATAACATTCAGCGATTCGAAACACGCTTGAAGGTTACTGGATGTACTAGCGGTACTACGATTTCGTGGGGACTTGGTTCCGCACGGAACGATACGCCAGCATCGATGACAGCGTTGGCATTGTTCCAAATGGTTGGAGCTACATCGACAACCGCAGTCACAATCGAGACGGACGATAACGTTACCGATACTGCACCAGTTACTTCGGGGCAGACGCTTGCAACTACGTACAAGCGTTTTGTTATCGACTTCACTGGCGGCAAGTCGAACGTGAAGTTCTACATCGATGGCGTGCGAGTTGGTGCGTCAACAACGTTCACCATGAACGGCTATACCGGGTCGTTGCAACCGTTCTTTCAGATTCAGAAAGCGGCCAACACCAACGTTGATGCAATCACGATTGACTACGTCGCTGTTGAGTGCAAGAGGCTGTAGCCGATGACGTTGCACGACATGATTGAAGCAGATGCGTCGAGCGTGTTTTGCAACGCGGACGACTTCGCGGAACCCATTACATACTACCCCCGATGCGGTTCTGGCGAAGGTCGTTCGATTGATGCGGTTGTTATTCGCGATCCTTTGGCGATCTTTCCAGAGGATGGCGATACGGTGACGGCGGTGTTCGAAGTGCGTGTTGTGAACAGCGATACGCTTGGGATATCGTCGGACGAGATCAACACTGGCGGAGATCAATTAGAGTGTGCTGGCCGCATTGGCAAAGAGCCAAAGCTGTATTCGATTATTCGAATCATTGAGCATGACGAAGGGATGATTGTAATTGAATGTCGGTAGCGATAGTCGAACAGATAGCGTTGGCACTGTACACGCGATTGGAAGCATTGCTATCGGCAGAGGGTGAGTATGAAACGCTAGTGTCCGAGGTGGTGCGACCTACTCGCGTTGGCATCATCCCGAAGCATGGGCAAGTTGTAATCGTTCAAGGGCAGTCGATTGAGGTTCCTGAACTAAGTTTCCCTGGCAATCCACCAGCGATAGCAAGGCGGCAAATATTCCATATTCGATGCCACATTATGAACGACGAAGAGTCGGAATTACCACTAGACACAGTTATCAATTCGTTCGCGACGGATATCATTCGTTGCGTGACGACATCGGACGATTCGCGTTGGCACTCGTTCGGCGAGTTGGCGATCGATGCGTATTTTCTGGATCGAGAGTACGTGAGCGGCGATGGTGGACCGGACGGCGTCAATATGCCGATCGCCATCACGTACCGCACTTCCGAGAACGACCCGTACACGTCGAGAGGCTGAACGATGATTAAGATGTCGGTCGATCAAGCATCGTTACAGCGGCTGTCAGCTATTGTGCGAGAAATGGGCGGAAGCATTACACGCGAGGCGTCTATCGCGGTCAATAAGGTTGCGAAGAAAGTCAAGTTGGAATCGGCACGCAAGCTTACGCAAGTACTAGGACTGAAGGTCGGGTTTCTCAAAAAGGCTGTCAAGATAAAGCGGCTAGCGAGTCCAAAAGATAGCTCAGCGGAATTGACGCTGAAGGAAGGCTATCCGATCCCGCTTAAGTACTTTAGTGCCAAAGCGATCAAGACAAAAAAAGGCGGCGTGTCGTTTCGCATAATGCGAGCACATAAGCGACGCATGGTGAACCGCGAACTGTTCATTATCGAGAAATACAAGGGGCCGAATTCTACGCTAGGCCACGTATTCAAGCGTGCAGGCAAAGAACGCGGGCCATTGATTCGCATGAATGGGCCTGCACCGGGGGACGTGTACCGCGAAGCAGGAGTACTTGAGTTAGCAATGCGAGTAGCCAACGAACGCTTACCGATTGAACTCAAAGAACGCATTCGATTTCTAACGCTAAAGGCAGCGGGTAAGCTGCGAGGAAAACAAAAGACATGACGCTATTGAAACGCAAACGCACGCTAGCTGCAAAGATCGAAACAACGCCAGGCACAGCAGAGTCCTTGACGAACGCGGAAGGCAGTTACAACGCTTGGGATATCATGTTTCAGAACGAGATTGAAGTCGAAGAACGCGAAGGGCAAGCGGCGTTTGGCTATCTTGCTTCGATGCCCGGAGGCTACAAGGGCCGAGCGACATTCAAGACCGATTGCGGCTGGGATGGCACTGCAACCGAACCAAGCTGGGCAGATACATTTTTGCCAGCGTGTGGTTGGGTCAAGTCGGGCCAAGTGTTTACGCCACGATCAGAGGCACCTGGAAGCAACGTCAAGACGCTTACGCTGGGTTGCTATGTCGATGGTGTCCTTAAGGTGTTGCGTGGATGTGCAGGGACATTCAAGTGGATTTGTCCGACGGGCAAGCAAGCGTATATCGAATGGGATTTTATGGGTGTGTGGGTCGCACCTACGGACGTTGCGATACTGGCACCAACGTATCCGACAGCGTTACCGCTACGTTATGCAACCTCGACAACAACGTTCAACAGCGTTGCATTGTGCTTGTCTAACATCACGCTTGACGCTGGCAACACTGTCATTATGCGAGAGTGTGCGGCTACAGTTGCGGGCTACGAATCTGCGTTGGTCGTCAATCGCAATCCGAAAGTAACTGGCGATCCAGAAGCCAAGCTAGTTGCAACTCGCGACGCATACGGGCAGTTGCTTGCAAGCACTGAAGCGGTACTAACGTGGAACCTCGACGGGCCAACGAATAGCGTTCTGACATTTAGTGCACCAAAGGCACAAATAATAAAGATTAGCGAAGGCGATCGCACTGGACTTGTCACCGATGAAATCGAATGGCAGTTGAACAAGAACGCATCGACTGCCGACGCTGAATTGTCCATTACCTTTACCGCAGCAAGCTAACCAATGCCGAAGTTCCTGGAGCCAGACCAACGTTTTCCGATCGTACTCGAGAGCGACAAAGACAAGGCTAACCCGCCAACGTTCTTCGCAAAGTCGCAATCGATGCGTGGGCAAATGCGACTCAATGCAAAGTTTGACGAACTCATCGATAGGAATAAACACCAGTCCACCGAAGAGTTATTTGCTGAGATTGTGGCTACACTTGCGACGGTAATTATCGATTGGCAGAACATGGGCGGCGTGGCGTTTAGCGTCGATGCGTTTTACGATGTGCTTGATTCGACAGAGGCGTTTGAGTTGCTTCGCAAAGTGCAATACAACCAGCACGTGGCAACAGAGGAAAAAAAAAGTTAAGGATAGCGGCGGCGATTAGGCAAGGCGTGTTGTGTCGAGGATGTAGCGACAAGCATTGCCGCGATAAAGGGACCGAGCAAGAACCAATTGAACTAGAGTGCCCGGCATGCGATGGCAGCGGGTGCGACGAGTGCAACGAAGGAAGATTCACAGTGATTGATTGTCCAAACAAATATTGCCGAGACGTTGCACAGGTTGCGAATCTATCCGACCTGTTCGCAAAGGGCATTCCGCCAATTGCGGGCGGTGCGTTGGATCAATCCGCGTGGTTCATGGAAGCCATCGGCATCCTAGAGCGTGACGAACACACGTGCAAGATGGAGCGTGACGCATGAGCGAATCAGTAACCATCGTTATAGACGCTGAGGACATCGCGTCGCGCAAGGTCGAGAACGCAACACGCAACGTGGAGCAAAGCGTCAAGCGAATCAAGACCGCTGGCGAGCAGACGAAGAAGTCGATTGAATTCAGCGGTGCGTTTGCTCGTGCGTTGGGCGGAACCGAATTTGGCATGTTCGCCCAGCAGATTGCCCAAGTGACGGAAAAAACAAGTCAGTTCGCCGAAGTATCGAAACTTGGCGGTGCTGGAGCGTTGGCGTTTAAGGCTGGCTTGGTTGGCGTTGCTGGAGTTATCGGATTCCAGTTGGGCAAGGCCTTAGGAGACATAATATTCCAAACAGAAAAATGGGTCGAAGCACTTGCGGAAGCTACTGTAAAATCCGACGCATTAGCCAGCAAGCTAGTTGAGGTTACAAAGTACGCGGCGGGGTTGCAGAAGCAAGAAATACAACTCTTTCCAGATACTTCGGAAGCGGAATTGACAGCGATGCTAGCCGCTGCCGATCAAGCGGTTGCGAGCTATACAAAGCGAATAGCTGGACTTAAAAAAGAGCAACAAGAAGTAAGCGACGCTGAGGACTGGGGAGAGAGAATCTTTTCTAGCGGGCCAACATCCTCCGATCTTGCATTGAAAATAAAAGATCTTGAGAAGCTAAAGCAAACGCAATTGGAAATTGCTGAGGCGGTGCGTCGTGAGACAAGCGAGCGATCAAAAGCGATCAAGCAGCAAGAAGAAAGTAACAAAGCGGCGGACGAAGCACGCAAGCAACAAGAAAATGAAGCGGAAGCAAAGCGGCAAGAATCTCTTCGTAATGCTCAGCAAGAATCCGATAGGCAAGCCGATCTTGAAAAGCGTCGCATCGAAAGCTTAGACGCTTTACGCAAACGCGAGTTCGAAAACATCGCGCGGCAGCAAATAGAATTGCAGCAAGGCAAGGAGGCTGCTCACGTTGTAGCACTGCAACAGCAGGGGCTTGAGTTGAAAGCAGCGCAAGAAATTGCGAGATTACAAGCAGAGATCGACGAAGAAAAGGAACGTAGAGCACAAGCGAACATGCCGCGGGCACAGCAGCAACAGTTGTATTTCTTGCTTCTGCAACCCCGCCGCGTACTTCGTTACCTCGGCTAGTTTATTAGTCAATTCGCCGGACTTGGCTGTTGCTTCACCGAGTGCTTCCACCCACTTATTGGTTTGAAAAATTATGTCGCCTAACGCTTTGCCTAACTGGAATCCAATGACCCCAGCAACACCCACTAGGCCAGCTTTAAACGCTAACGCACCTGCACCTCCAAGCTTCGATACTTCGGCGAACTGACTTGTTTTTTCTGTCACTTGTGCAATCTGCTGAGCGAACATACCGAATTCGGTTCCGCCCAAAGCTCGCGCAAACGCACCGCTGAATTCAATCGACTTCTTCGTTTGCTCGCCTGCGGTTTTGATTCGCTTTACGCTTTGCTCGACGTTGCGTGTTGCCGTCTCGACTTTGCGCGACGCTATGTCTTCAGCGTCTATAATGATGGTTACCGATTCGCTCATGCATCACGCTCCATCTTGCACGTGTGTTCGTCACGCTCAAGGATGCCGATAGCTTCCATGAACCACGCGGATTGATCCAACGCACCGCCTGCAATTGGCGGAATGCCTTTTGCAAACAGGTCGGATAGATTCGCGACCTGTGCAACGTCTCGGCAATATTTGTTTGGACAATCAATCACTGTGAATCTTCCTTCGTTGCACTCGTCGCACCCGCTGCCATCGCATGCCGGACACTCTAATTCAATTGGTTCTTGTTCGGTTCCTTTGTCGCGGCAATGCTTGTCGCTGCATCCGCGACAAAGCACGCCCTGCCTAATCGCTGCCGCTATCCTTAACTTTTTTTTTCCTCAGTTGCTACGTGCTGGTTGTATTGCACTTTGCGAAGTAACTCGAATGCTTCCGTCGAATCAAGCACATCGTAGAATGCATCGGTACTAAACGCCACGCCGCCCA